GTGGTTAATGGCTGCTTGATGTGCGTCATCTCGCTTCTTCTGGTTGTCAGCAATCATTTTGCCAATTAAAGCCAGCACCGTTGTCGGGATAGCCATCGGTCCAAGGAAGGACAGAAAGATGTCCTTAAACGAATTGCCGAACTTCTTGCCGATGCCTTCGACCTGAGCGCCAAAGCCAGTCGTGGCGGCCTTGGCCTTTTCCATAGCCTGGGGAACGTCCGAGGTCGTCTTGATATTTACTTCTAGGGATTGAGCCATGTTAGTCGGTCTTCTCCTCTGTAGGTTTGGAAGCCGCCGCCGCCGCTTGTTCTGACGCCATGAAGGCCTCCTCCTCGGGGGTCATTATCTTGACCTCGGCGCCCTTGCGTAAGGCTAGGGCCGTATTGAGCCAGATGGCTTGACACTCCGGCATCTCCCAAGCCCGCTGCTCTGGTATGCCCGACGCGATCAGGTTGGCGACGATAGCCAGGGGCCACGGCAAACCGTTGTCGCCCCCGCTCTTGCTCTTGTCCTGCTCCCAGAACTTGGGCCAGTCGTGGATTAAGATATAGCCGGCAAAGGCGTTGAGCATGGCCTCAAACTTCTTGGGATGATTATTAAGATAGGAGATGCGGACCTTATCCACCAAGCCAACCTCCCCAAGTCTTTCCTCGGCGCATACCTTACAGGCGAAGACAAGGTCGGCGGGGGTGATGCCGCGGTCGCCCGTGATCAGCGGGGAGTTAAAGGCCATTAGCCTTACGCGGTACTTGAGGCACCAAGGGTAAAGCGAACGACCCAGCAACTTGAAGGGAGCCGGGTCGATGTAGGCGTTTAGGAAACGAGGGTCCACGCCTGGACTATGCCCCTACTTGGGGCTAGGTCAATTAAGGCGTTACGCCTTCGTAGTCGACCGCGGTAACAGAGACCGAAGTAAAGTCCTTGTTAGACCCCTTCTGAGAGATGGCGGTGATGGTCCCGACGTAGGACGTAGACTTGGAGCCGCTTGGGTAGGCCGTGTCGGCGTTAATCGTGAACGAGAAACTGGCGCCGATGGTCGGCATCGAGTCGGTCTTGCAGATACCGTCGACCGTAATCTCGGTCTTGCGGTCGTCGTAGCGGGCCGTCTTGGTCAGGCCAGTCTCGTCGGCTACCGTGCCGGATAGGTTAAACGTGGCGTTAACCGAGTAACCTTGCACGAAAAGGTTGGTGACGAGACCGTCTACACCAAAGAGGCAAACTGTTCCTGTATTTACGGCGGCCATATAGTAATGTTAGTTTTGGAAGATTAGGGGGCTAGGACCGTGATGACCGAGAAGGCAAAGGAGGTCGCCCAGCTGCGCTCGTCAATCCCCTCGTCCTCGGAAACGATGCTAACGTCGTAGCAAGTGGCGTCTCCGCCAGAGACAAAGGCGGCCTTAATGCTGGCAAGGTCACGCATATTCCCGACCAGGGCGGCACACCGGGTGCGGTGATCGGCTAGGGTCGTGTCGTCGGCGTTCGAGAAAAGCGTGATGCGGACCGAGCAATCGTAGTTTCCCTCGCCTTCGGGTAGGCTGGCAGGGGGGCGGGCAGAGTCGCAAAGCACGACGGCCTTGGGCAGAGTCTGGGTGGCGTTGTTATCGCCCGTCAGGAACGTGATCGTGGTTAGCCCGGTCTGGGTCGAGAGGTAGGTCGCGAGCGTAGACTCGACGATGTGACGGATAGAGGCGGGCATAAGGTTTAGCGGATTTGGCCGCTGTTGAAGTTGCGGACATCTCGCTGGAGGAACCTCTCCATGTCGAGTTGAATGCGTTGAACGGCGTTTCCATAGACAAGCTGCAGGACGTTGTTGTTGGTCGCCTTGTTGTCGTTGTCCCCGATTAGGTTGCCCACGCGGATGTCCACGGCGGTCGGGCTGGTCTTGACGCTTTGAATGACGTTGCCGGAGAACTTCTTGACGTAGGACGCGACGCCCTTGCGTCCGAAGGTCTGGTCAACCCCTTTCTTCTTGGGCTTGGGAAGGCTTTGCATGGCGTTCCACCAGCCCGACTTCAGTTTGCCGACTTGGTCCTGTTCCTTCTTGATGTAGGCGTTCAGCTGGGTCTTGGACTGGACCAAGAACTTGTTAGTGCCATAGGCGCCTTGGTTATTGATGATTTTGGTCTTACCTTGTCGGTTGATTATCTTGAGCCGACGATGGATTGGCTCAAAGTCCTGGACTACCTCGTAGTCTTGCCTGATCAAAGAGGCGCCGAAATAGTTGGTCGCCTTGGAAAAGGCCCGCTGGTCGTCCGAGTCTTTCACGATCTTGTTGAGGATACCGCTCACGAAATCGATGCCGGACAGGCGGGCGGCGGAGCGTGCCTTCGTGAAGTTCGCGAAGTTCCTCGTACCTGCGTTATATTGCAGGCTTTTGAGGTGCATTGACCCCGTGACGCGGGATTTATCGTTTTGGGCTACGAAAATGGAGTTGATGTCCCTCTTGACGGCGGCCTTGCCGACAAGCTCGGCTTGCTTGGTCTCGCCCTTGCCACCCCCGTCCACGAAGGGAGGGGTGAAGACGATGGCATCCCGGCACATCAAAGCGGCCTCGCGGAGGGATGCGTATTCAATGGTCCAGCCCACCTCTTGAGCCAAGGATGAGAGGGCTCGGTTGAAACTGTCGATTGTCGCGTGAGTTACTCCCACGGCGCTTACTGGTTGTCGTCGATGACGAGGAGCGTGATCCAAGCCGACGCGGGCTTGTGGGTCTGGGTCGTGATGCGGACGTTAAGGCCGCCGGCGACGATCTTCTTACCTTGGCCTAGGGAGGCGATGGGGACACCAGCCGAGAGCAGGGCCGCCGATGACCCATTAGACCCGTCTGGGAGGCTCCAGGAGGCCGTTACAGCGGGAACCCTTACCGTGTACTGGGTCCGCTCCATATACCCCCCTGCCTCAAGCACGGTCTGGACGGCAGGGTCGGAGATAAGGCACTGAAAGGTGATGGCCCCCGAGTTGGCAGAACCAGCCACGCCGAAGTCGGCAATCATCTCCTTGGCGTCATTAAGAAACTCGGTCCCGTAGAGGCTCATTACCTATGTGCTTTTTGGAATAAAACAAAAGACCCCCAAGGGGTTAGCCAAGGGGGTCTCGTTTAAGCGGCTAGAGCCGCGTCGCTTACGCGGTCTTCAGGCGACGGAGGCTCGTGGCGCGACCGACAGCAGCACCGAACAGTAGGGTTGCAGTGACGTTAAAGTAGCCGCTGGTTTCCTGGATAATCATGACTTGGACCGAGAGACCCGTAGCAGGGTCGGTGGCCTGAGACACATCAGCACCGGGGATTTCATTGAAGGGCAGGGCAGTCGCGCAAGCGATAGCGTCGGCACCGCACAAGAAGCCCGCCAAGTTTTCGCCGTTGGCAGCGAGGTTGGAGAACTGGTAGACCTGAGCGCCGGCGATGGTGCCGAGGGAGCCCGAGGAGATGACGTTAGCACCGAGCTGGAAGGCGGCGATGATGGTCGCGTCAGAGCGGAGGTCGCTCAGGTAGGTGTTACCGAGGACGAGGGCGCGCTTGTCGGGAGCCTTGGCGTCGTCGAGCGTCTTCTGGGCGGCGACCACTTCAGCGTAGGACAGAGCGGCACCAGTGACGGTGTTCGAGCTGTAGTTAGCGTTCGTGATCAGGTCGTTGACTTCGTCCATGCAAACCTGAGAGAGAGCGATAGCAGCCGTCTCGACGAAGTTGTTGGCGAAGAAGCCCACGCCGTACTCGCGGATATCCAGAGGCGAGAAGCGGCTGGAAACTTTGAAATGTTTAAGGGTCACAGAACTGGCCGTGATTTCTGCGTCATCCTGAGTGAGGTAGCCGGAAGCACCGAACTCAGTAGCGGTCGACGTGCCGATCAGGGGAACCTGGATCGTCTTGCCGGCGCCCTGGACGGACGAGGTGAAAACGGTGGAGAAGCCCGAGAGCATCGGGAGTTTGTTAGCGAGGGCCTTGATGACGCCCTGGGCGAGAACTGCTGGAGCAGCTGCGATGGAATTAGCCATAGTAGTATATTAGGAGATTAGGGTGAGAGAAAATTAGACCTTGATTGACGCGTAGATCGCTTGGGCGTTCTTCGCGAAGAA